CTAAATTAGCAATTAATGGTTATGCAGATGCATCGGTTTATCAAGCAAGTGCAATTGCTAAAGCAAAGGATGCTAATATTGATGCTCGTAATGAAGCATTGGCATTAAGAAGTGGAATTATAGGATTAAAAACTTCAGTAAATGATTTATATGTTGCTACATCAAATAATCCTTTCTTTAATTTTATTAAAGGAGCAGATGATACAACAAAAGCAACTGATAAAGCAACTAAAAGTGTTGAAAAATTAGCAAAACAAGCAAGGGTTTTAAAGGTTAGTACAACTCAAATTATACAAACCGAAAATGAAATAAAAACACCTGCAACACCAAATAGGCTAAGTAAGGATTTACCAATGTTTGCGCAACAATATAATGCTGAACAAATATTTAAAAATGAAGCGGCATTAAAAGCATATAATACTCAATTACAATTAGCAAACGGAATTACTGATACAATTACACCAGCATTTGAAGCAATGTTTCAAGCTATGGCAAATGGTGAAAATATAGGTAAAGCATTAGAGGAATCATTTAAACAAATTATTGCTCAATTGACTGCAATGATTATTAAGGCTTTAATATTTAAAGCTGTTATGACTGCTTTAGGATTGCCAACTGTAGGTGGAGGTGGAGGTTTAACAAGTTTGGCAAGTGATTTTGGCTCTACTCAAAATGGAGGTCAATTTGTATTACGAGGACAAGATTTATTATTGGCTACAAATAGAGCGCAAAAGGCATCTAATCTTAAAGGACAAAACATTAGTTTAGCATAATGGCATACGGATTAAGATATACAATAACGCAAGAGTTAAGAGATGGAACATCATTAATAGTTAAGATATACGAAAAAAGCTATGTTGGTGCAACAGTTACTCCATATATAGGAACAAATGTTTCTTTAGTACCAAATGCTACAAATGAAGACCCAATTGCTTCTATAATATCTTCACAGTTAAATGTGTCTTTTATTATATCAGATCAAGACGATTACGATAATTTCCCAGACTTATTAAACTTTGATGAAACAAAGTATTACGTTGAGTTAGTTATTGATAATGTAATCAAATGGAGGGGTTTTTTACTTAACGATTATCTTCAAGTTCCATTTACAACAGGTAACCAAGAGGTAAGTATGGCTTGTATTGATGGACTTTCATTTTTAAGATATATATATTATGATGGGGATGTAAATACAAATTCATTAATTAAGTTAATTGACATCATAGGCACTTGCTTAAATGCATTGCCATTTGAAGATATGATATTTATTTATGCTTGTTGTTCTTACTATGCTGATGAGATGTTTGATAGAGGTGATGCTGGTGCAGATGAACCATTTAGTCAAACTTATCAATATAAAAGAGATTTTTATAAATTAGATTATTACACTATTTTAGAAAATATAATTAAGACTTTTGGTTGTAGGTTATTCCAAGCAAATGGAGATTGGTATATTTTGCCAATGAATCAACAAGCTGACACTATTTATTATACAAGATATGTTGTTGAAGATGCGCCAAGTGTAAGTGGTAATGGTACATTAACAAATACAATAAACATTCAACCTTATCAAGATGGTAATGTTCATTTTGTAAATAATAGTCAAACCAAAATAGTAAGAAAAGGATTCCCAACTATTGAATCAACTTTGCCGTATAATTACGCTGCAAATTATATATATAACGGAACTTTTAAATTTACTACTGGTTCTGGTTCTACATTAAGAGCTAATGGTTGGAGTGAATTTGAGGTTGCGCCATCAAGAGCAACTTTGGTTATATTAAATGAAGATCAATCAAATAGATATGAAGTTTTTTATTTAGGTGGTAGCACCAATGCTTATATACAAAACTATTTTGCATTGCCTACGGCTTATGAATATTTGCCAAAAATGTATGGCACAAAGGCTACTTTATCTTTTGAATTACAAGGATCAAATGCTGGAGATAAAATAAGAGTTTATATAACGGCTTTTATCGGTGGTGTAACTTATTATTTAAGAGATAATAATGTTTGGTCAACTTCAGTACATTTTAGGGATGTTACATATACAACATTTAATACTTATGTTAATAACACTATTGATATACCAATGGGTTATTCACAAGATTTAAGTTTAGTTATTGAAGGGTTAATAGGAGTGAAGTTTGAAGCAGCAAATGGTGCGGTTGGTGGATATATCAAGAACGTTAAATTAACACAAGGTGATGCATCAATTAAACAAGTTGTATTAACAAGAAACATTGGTGCAACATCTCAAATAGCAACAGATATAGATATTCCTTATAGTGCGATATATCCATTTCAAGGTGCATCACCAATACAAAATAATGTAGGTTTATTATTTGATGAAGATGGTGTTATTTGGAGGGATTGGTACAGATATGGATATCCACCAGAGGCATTTGGTATGTTAGCTGAATTAGTTATGCGTCAATATTCAAACTTATTAAATAAGAATATAGCTACTTTAGAAGGTGATTTGGGAGCAATATCTGGAACAAATGGGTTTATTTATCTTGATAAAACATATACAATACAAGATTCAAGCACAAATGCTTTGTCTTATAATGGTAAGAAATTTTTAATAAATAGGCTTACATCAAATCCTTATATGGATGAAACAAGCCAAATACAACTTTTAGAGATTACAATGGTTGATAATGCTTCAACTGCTACTATTGATTACATTGGAGATGTTACAATAGAAACTCCAAAAAGATATTTTAATAATGCGTAAATTTGTAATATGGGAGCAGTAATAGGAAATAATGTGATGCTTTATTGGCATAGAACAGATGTTGACCCAGAGGTTGACGTGGCTTTTGCGTGTAGTACAAATTGTACGTTTAATGTAAACGTAGATCAAAAAGAGGTAACAAGTCAATCAAGTGCTTGGTTTAGAGAATATAAAAATGATGTGGCTACTTGGAATGTAACTTGTGATGGATTGATTACTTTGACTGGCTTTTCATATTTGTTTATGTTAGAAAAGCAGTTAGCAAGAGAACCAATAGAGATTAAGTTTGTAGTGGATAACGGAGTTGATGGTTTGACTATTATTAACGGAACTTGTAATATATCAAGTTTAGCAATAAACGCACCACAAAAGGATGTGGCTACTTACAATATTAGCCTACAAGGTACAGGTGCATACAATACAACAGGAACGGAGGTTGACCCAAGCGGTGTGATTATAGTAGGTGCAAATCCTGTTAAGACAAAAGGTTACACGGCAAGTGGTGGCGAAACATCAATTACTTTTGCGGACACAATCGGTTATGCTTGTTTGTACGTTTCAAGAGGTGGTGTGGATGCGCAAAACATTTTAACAACAGGAACTCCAACAGGTGATGATGTGAAGTTTATAAGTTCAACTGGGGTTCTTACTTTTGGTAGACCTTTAGAAGCTGGGGAGTATATTCGTGGATTATTTCAATAAAATATTATGAGTCAATTACAAGTTACAGGCGAAGCAAAGATTAGGGATATACAAGGTCCAGTAGTGGCTAATAGTGGTGTAATAACCGCTTTAGATGGTGCTGCTTCACAATATGTGAGAGGTGATGGTACGTTAGCTGACTTTCCAACATCAAGTGGTGGTGGTAGCTCGGTTAGTTACTATCTTAATTCAAGTGTTTCACAAGGTACAATAGGTGGGGTTGCTTATAGAGAGTTAAGTAAAGAACCAATCATAGGTGCTGGAACTGACATTGCCATATCTTCAAACGGATATGTAGCAAGTTACTTAACTGATGCTAATGACCCAGATGTAATATTGATTCCTGGCGGTAACTTTAATTGTGAGTTTTATTTTAGTGTAAACAACAATACAGGCAATCCTTTTTTCTATGCAGAACTTTATAAGTACGATGGTACAACTTTTACCTTATTAGGTTCAAGCGTTGGTGTTCCAGAGTATATTACTCAAGGCACTACGATAGCACCTTATTATTTCGCTATTCCTGTCGCTACTGCAACATTAGCTTTAACGGATAGATTAGCAATTAGAATCTATGTAAACGTTGGTGGTAGAACAGTTACTTTGCATACTGAGAATGGACATTTGTGTCAAGTAGTTACTACCTTATCTAAAGGGATGGTTTCTTTAAATAACTTAACAGATCAATCACAATTTTTAGCGGTTGGAACAAGCGGAACTGACTTTAACATTGTTTCAAGTGGCGATACGCATACATTTAACATACCAAGTGCAAGTGCTTCTAATAGGGGTTTAATAACAACAGGAAGTCAAACGATTGCAGGAATAAAGACTCTTAGTGTTCCTTCACAATTTGAACAAGGTTTATATTTAAAACAAAATATGAATCTATTTCAAGCTGGATATATTGGATTAGGTGCAAGTACAACAGGATTGATAGTTGGATTAAGTGGCGGTGGTTTTGGTACTTTAAATTTTAATAATACAACTTCATTTACTTATACCTTCCCAGATGCAACAGGAACAATTGCTTTAACAAGTGATTTAAGTTCTTATGTTCCCTATACAGGAGCAACAGAAGATGTTTTTTTAGGTGCTAATTCAATTTCAGGCGCAATTAGTACTTTTCAACAAGGTGTATTTAATGGTAATGGTACAAATCCTGCAAATATATATTTAAAGAAAGGTTCATCACCATTTTTTACTAATGCCAATAATTATGGATTAATAGCTGCCGTTTCAAGTAGCTTTATTTTAGTATCAGATGTAGATGGTGCAAACTATAAATATGCAAGTTTTAATTTAGGTTCATTAACTAATAATACTAATAGAGCTTATACTCTACCAGACCTATCTGGTACTTTAGCACTTTTAGAAGGAAGCCAAACGTTTAGTGGTTCAAAGATTTTTAGTAATAGTGCAAAATTTACAAGTTTAGTTTTTGTTGATAGACAAATTAATATATCTAAAACTCCAAGTTTAGTTGCTTATACAGGTGGTTACATTACAAACTATGGAACAACAAGTGGAATTATCTATGCAGATGGTGATACAAGCAATTTAAGT